CCACATCGGTGACCACGCCGACATGCCGAGCCTCTCTTCCTACGACGTGGGCAAGAAGGAGATGGAAGGCCGACGCTACAAGGCCGACATCGCCGCTGCCAACTACGGCTTTGACATCCTCAACGGCCCGATCGCAACGTACAACACTCAGCGCAAGTTGTACAAAGAGAAGATGTGGAAGCCCGATAGGTGGATCTGTCTTGGCAACCACGAGGACAGGATCAACCGTGCCATCAGCTCGGACGCAAAGCTCGAGGGCGTCATCGGCACCGACGACCTGAACTACGCCGAGCATGGTTGGAAGGTGGTCCCGTTCCGAGAGATCCTCTGGCTTGACGGTGTTGCCTACTCGCACTACTTCTACAACCAGATGAACGGTCGTCCCTACGGTGGCACCAACATCGAGACTCGCCTCAAGACCATCGGTCACTCGTTCACGATGGGTCATCAGCAGATGCTCATTCACGGCATCCGGTACGTCGCTGGCAAGCAGCAGCGCGGCCTCGTGGCCGGTGCGTTCTACATGCACGACGAGGATTACCTCGGCCCCCAGCAGGCGTACTGGCGAGGCATCATCGTCAAGCACCAGGTTGAGAACGGCTCCTACGATCTCATGGAGATCTCGATGGATTTCCTCTGCCGACGCTATGCGGGAGTCCGGTTGGAGGACTACACTCCTAGTCTCTTCGCACCTTCGACCGACTAGGAAACCCATGCACCTGTGCGCTCAATGCGAGCGTTGCGGGGCGACTGTAGACCTTGGACATCTCTACGATCTGCCTCAGCCGTCACGCCTAATGGCAACCCTCGCTGACGTTCTCCACGACCACGTTTGCATCTCTCAAAGAAAAACCTTGACATCTGCTTGAACTCCTTTACTATGGGTGACATCACCTACTAAGGGAGGCAATGCAATGGACACCATCAACCGGGTTCGGTTCACCGATCCCACGCTCAAGGCGATTGGAGATCTGATCCAAGATCAGTCTCTTCTCGCATCGCTCGCCGGTCAGGTCGAGGCGGTCAGCCACCGATTGCAGGATGCAGTCAACGAGCTGTCCCGTCTGCGTGACTTGTACGACGCTCGGTGCAAGGCAGACGATCCGGGCCCGGATCACGTTCTGGTCAAGCTGCCGATCCGCACCGCCGAGTTCTTTGCGTACCCCGAGTACGCATGGTCGGTGCCAGAGCTGGCCGAAGTGCAGGCCGGTTGCCAGGAGGTCGTGTGATGTACGACTGGAAGGCGCCAGAGCGCCACTCCACCATCAGCCATGTGTGGCTGAGCGAGATGATGGACGAGAACGAGGCCAAGGGCCGCAAGGCTCAGGCGTTCGACACCCCGTTCCGCTACTCCGACGCAGGATCGTGTGGGCGCAAGTTGGCCTACAGCAACCTCGGCTACGAGGGCGAGCCATTTGACGCACCGGCAACGCTGGTGACGTGGGTTGGCACCACCATCCACGAGAAGGTGCAGGCCGCAGCAGCAGAGCGTTGGGGCGGAGCGTGGGAGGAAGAGGGCAAGTCCGAGATCCCCGGCATCACGTCGGGTCACTACGACGGCATCCTCACTCACCCAGACGGCACTCGCACGTTGTACGAACTCAAGACGATGGGCGGCACGGCGTTCAAGAAGAGCGTCGGGTTCTCCAACAAGGGTTTGGGCACGCCGGTCGGTCCGAGGCGCTCAGCGGTCATCCAGGCGGCTCTCAACGCACTGGCGAACGAGTGCGACGACATCGTTATCGGGCACATCAGCCTCGAAGCCATCTCCAAGCAGGCAGCAGCTCGCATGGAGATTGACGAGATGAGCCGGATCATCGCTGAGTGGCGCATCCCCCGTGAGGTTTGGGAGCCACTGGCGTATCAGGAACTTGGACGGCTGACCGAGATCCTCGATGACCTGCACGTTGACGTGCTCCCGGAGCGACAGGCCGTGGACGACGATGGCAACCTCGTGGTTCTCAACCCCGAGAGCAGCCGGTGGTGGCAATGCTCGTACTGCTCGTTCAAGAACCAGTGCTTGCGAGATGGCGCTGGCCGAGTCTCTATCAAGGAGAGCGTCAATGCAGAGTGAGTCACTCAACGAGCTTGTGCCAGCGTTGGTCAAGGCGCAGGCAGAGTTCACGGCCATCCCGAAGGACAGCACCAACCCGTTCTTCAAGAGCAACTACGCTGGTCTGCCGGTCGTGGTCGAGAAGGCGTCACCGATCCTCAGCAGGCACGGTCTGGCAATCAGCCAGCACATCGGCAACGAGGATGGGTTGGACGTGCTCACGACCTACTTGCTGCACTCATCGGGCCAGTTCATCGCCCACTCGATGCGCCTGCACTTGACCAAGGATGACAGTCAGGGGATGGGCAGCGCCACGACCTACGCTCGGCGCTACTCGTTCATGGCGGTCCTCGGTCTGGTCGCTGACGACGACGACGATGGCAACGCCAGCAGCAAGCGTCAGGCGCCACCACAGCGTTCGGAGAAGCGTGAGGCTCCTGCACCACGTCCGGCGCCGAAGGAGGCTCCCAGCGGCGCTGAGGCGGTGTCTCAGATCAAGTCTCAGATCAAGAGGCCCATGCCCAAGCGCAACCCCGCAATCGGCAAGCCCGAGGGCAAGCCAATGAGTGTTGAACAAGTCGCTGAGACCTTCTCGGCGCAAGAAGCCTACGACGGCTCACCCTTCTAAGGAGGAATGACATGCACGCACACGGAACAGGCAGGCTCGGCAAGGACATCGAGTTGAAGGTCAGCGGCAACGGCAACGCGTGGTTCTCCACCAGCTTTGCTTTCAACAGCCGGGTCAAGCGAGACGGCGAGTGGAAAACCGAACCGATCTGGGTCACGCTCAAGGCGTTCGGTGACCAGGCCGAGCACGTCAGCCACTACGGGGCCAAGGGCACCCGGCTGCTCGTGTCCGGCGAGATTCAGATGGACAAGTACGAGAAGGACGGCCAAGAGGTCGAGCGTCTCGTGCTCGTTGCAGATGAGATTGGGCTGGATCTTCGATTCGGTCTTGACAACGGCTGAGAAGTCGTTACAGTCCAAGCACAACAAGATGTTGACCGGCCTAGCCCTTTACTCCAAAGGATGACGGCGAACCTGCGCTTCGTAGACACAGCGTCAAACAAGCTATTGACATAAAGGCTTGAAGGTTTGCCGGTCGGTCACTTTCTACAAGCAACAACGATCCAAGGGAGGATCATGGGACACCACAAGCAACTGTTCATCGAGCTGCAAGAGGGCGGCTACGAGAAGCACCGAGGGGACGACAAGGAGACGTACTACGTCAAGGAGTTTCCGAGGGGCCGAGTCTACGTCGAGCAGGACGGTGAGATTTGGACATTCCGTTTCACTGACCCGTTTGGCAAGACCGACAAGTACCTGACGCTGGACGAGGCTGAGGCGGCGATGTCGTGAGTCCGAGCAAGCGAGTCCACAAAGAGCTGCCCTACCCGTGGCACGCACGACGCAAGCGTGACGACCTGGAATACAGCCTTGGCTACTTCTCCACACGCGAAGAGGCTGCCGAGGTCGAGGCACGATTCGACGCCGAATGGCCGAGCAGGAGGGGACAGCATGGCAAGTAGGGACATCAACCTGTCAATCAACCGCCGCACAGCAGAGCGTTGGATGCGGGAAAGCAAAGAAAAGGTGTCAATGACGACGATCCTCGAGGTCGGCGCCGTGGCCTTTGTCAAGCTTCGCGATGCGTTGGAGCAGGAAGCATGACCGACCTTGACGAACTCAGAGCTGAGATCAAGCGACTGAACTACCTCGTGGACGCCTACGGCGATCTCATGGATGCCATCTTTGACTGGCTTGGTTCTGACTCCAAGCAGGATCAAGAGCGGGCGATGGTGCAACTGGCATCGAAGGCCCACGAGGTCCACCAGCACATGAGGGAGGAAGCAAGTGATGTTGAGTAACTACCCACCCGGCGTTACGGGCAACGAGCCTCAGATCGCAGGCTACGAGGGTTGCGAGGACTGCCCCTGCGATGAACCAGAAGCACCAGAAGGCATCAGCGCATCGGGCGAGATCTGCTCACACCCCGACGTGTGCGGCTGCGATCAGTGCGAGTGCGAGTGTCACATCATTGACGACGACGGCGAAGCACGGTACGAGGAAATGCTTGACCGTGAAGAGTGGAGAAGGAGCGATCCCGATTATGGATTCAGCGCCTACGATTGACCGGCTGGAAGGCGACACGAGCCAGAACTGTGAGTCCACGAGGCTTTGGCACGCCATCGGTGACGAACCGTACAAGTGCTACATCGACGTCGGCGCTGGGCATCCGACCAACCTGAACGTCGGCAAGCTGTTCTACGACCGTGGCTGGTTCGGCGTCAACGTGGAGCCTGGTCCTTACGGGGATCTCTACGACGAGGCTCGACCCAACGACGTGATCGTGCGTGATGTCATCAGCGACCACTTCGGAATGGTCGAATGGTCAACGTCGCCAGTGCATCCCGATTTGTCCGGCGTTGGTTTGGGCCTTGAGCAGAAGTGCAGCATCACCCTTGACATGCTGAGGCACGACTACTACAGCGCCCAGTGTGCCACGTTCGTCAAGGTGGACGTGGAGGGACACGAGCTGCAAGTGCTGCAAGGTGCCGACTGGGATGGCTGGCTGCCCGAGGTCTGGTGCATTGAGGCCATTGACGCTGCCACGTTGCAGCCCAACCACCACGAGTGGGAGCCGATCTTGCTTGACCACGGGTACGAGTTCGCCTACTTTGACGGCATCAACCGTTTCTACAACGTCAAGCACCGGCACGACATCGGTGAGCGGTTGCGAGTGAAGCTCCCGACGATGAAGGAGTACCCAGCATGAAGGTCGGCTCACTGTTCTCGGGCATCGGTGGCCTTGACCTAGCCGTTGAGCGAGCGATGGGCGCTGAGACAGCGTGGCAGGTCGAGTACGAGTCAGCGCCAGCATCCATCCTCGCCCGACACTGGCCCGACGCCGACAGGTTCGGGGACGTGACCGAGATCGACTGGCACGAGATGGAGCCGGTGGACGTGATCTGCGGGGGCTACCCCTGCCAACCATTCAGCCATGCAGGACTCAGGAAAGGAACCGATGATGTCAGACACCTCTGGCCTTACTTCGCGAACGCCATTAGCGTTCTACGACCCCGATACGCAGTGTTGGAGAACGTCGCAGGCCACCTTTCTCTCGGATTCGATCGAGTCCTTGGAGACCTTGCCGAAATCGGGTATGACGCAACGTGGGTCACTCTACGAGCTGCCGACATCGGCGCTCCCCACGGTCGCAAGCGCCTGTTCGTCCTTGCTACCGACGCCAGCGGTGAACGACATGGGCGAGGGCAAGACGGTCGAGTGGTGGGAGGACTGGACCGAGGCTCAGAAGCAGAAGCATGGCAACGGCAACGGCCACGGGAGGAGTTTGGCGATAGAGGCGTCACGGCTTGGGGAACCTACGAGCCAGCCATCCGACGATGGGAAGCCGTCCTGGGTCGAGCCGCCCCTGTTCCCGCCATTGACGGAAGGCTCAACGCACGATTCGTTGAGTGGATGATGGGCTTCGACGAGGGATGGGTGGACGGACTCACTCGCACCAAGGCGCTCAAGGCGCTCGGCAACGCCGTCGTCCCACAACAAGGCGAGGTTGCGATTCGCCTGCTGGTCAGTCGGCTCGGGACGGAGGCCGCA